ATCAGCATTAACCCTTGGCGCTTTGATACTGCCCGCAATGCTGCTCTGGCTTTGGTCCCCGGTGACGCTGATGTTTGCGTCTCTCTTGACCTTGATGAAGTTTTAGAACCGGGCTGGCGTGAGGAGATAGAGCGTCTGTGGGTCGGTGGCGTGACGCGTTTGCGCCATCGCTTTGATTTCACGCAGGGGCATATCTACGAGGCGCAGCGTGTTCATGCGCGTCACGGTTACATCTGGAAGTATCCTTGTCACGAATTCCAAGTGATTGATCCGCGCCTGACGGAAGTGATGGTGCAGTCAGACAAGNTTCTCATAACGCACATGCCTGACAAGGATAANAGCCGAAGCCAGTATCTGNCGATGCTGGAGATGGCGATTGAGGAGAATCCAGANTGCACGCGGAGCCAATTCTACTATGCGCGTGAGTTGTATTACGCATCTCGCTGGACGGATGTTATCCCGGCGTATGAGAAGTATCTGAAGCAGCCGGATGCTACATGGACTGCGGAGCGGTGTTACGCGTTGCGTATCATTGCGGAGTGCTACCACAATCTCAGGGATTACGGACACGCCGAAGCCTACTATCTTAAGTCTTGCGCTGAGTATCCAACGGTGCGCGATCCTTGGCTTGTTCTGGCGCGTTTCTATTACGCACGGCAGAATTGGGCTGAGTGCTACTCGGCGGCGTGTCGGTTGCTTCGCATTAAAGAGCGCAATTACGAGTATGTCGCCTTGCCGGAAAGTTGGGGCCATGAGCCCTATGACTTGGCGGCGCTGGCCGCTTGGAATTTAGGGCTGAAGGATCAGGCGGCGCATTATGGTCGTGAGGCTCTCCGGTTGAGCCCGAATGATCCGCGTCTCATCGAGAACATGAAGTGGTATGAGGGCGACAAGGATGGCGTGCCCAACATTGTGCATTTCATCCATTTCTCGAACGACAATCGTCTGTGCAGGCCGTTCAGCTATGTTAATTATCTAGCCGTTAAGTCGGCAAGCGAGATACAGAAGCCTGACAACATCTTCGTCTACTACAATGTTGCGCCNGAGAATAACCCGCACTGGATTTCAATGGCGTCAATTCCGGGCGTTAGTTTGGTCCATATGGAGCCGCCGACGGAGCATGGCGGCGTCACGCTCTCTGGCTTCCCACAGTATCAAGCTGACGTGGTGAGGCTGCAAAAACTGTATGAGATGGGCGGCGTCTACATGGACACGGACGCCATCACGCTGAAGCCGCTGAATGAGTTTTTCAAGCACGACTGCGTCATCTCTGGCTTCAACATCGACAACGACGACATAGAGACGAACAACTCCACGATCATTGCGAGGAAGGGCTCCGCGTTTATCAAGCACTGGCTTGAGCGTATGCCTGACAGTCTGCGCACTGGTGTNTGGGCGCATCANTGTGCGCGCCTGCCTGCTAAACTGTGCAGCGAATATCCAGACAAGGTGACGCTGTTGGATAACAAGTATTTCCTTCCCTATCACTACTACGACGACAGTTATCTGAAGGCGAGTGAGCCGGAGGATGTTCGCAAGACGTTAGAGATGGCGGATGGGTCGTATGTCGTTCACTTATGGGAGACGTTCTGGGATAAGATTGTCCCGCAAATTACGTCTGACTTTGTGCATGACTCCGGCACGCCGATCGCGCATCTCTTGAAGAGGTTCGCATGATTAATCGAGACATCTTCTTTCGCGCTGTTCGACAGCCTGTCTTTGGCGGCTCCTTAACTGTCGGGCAAGTCGATGGCATGGAGAAGACAATCGACTACTGGCAGACCAGATGGCCGCGTATGCCAGCGGATGAAATGGCGTATGTTCTGGCGACCATCTTTCACGAAACTGGTAGAAAAATGACACCAGTTAAGGAGGGTGGTGGCGATAGATATTTGCGCAGCAAGAAGTATTATCCCTACGTCGGCGTTGGATTGATACAAGTCACCTGGGCGGTGAATTGGAAGCGTTGGGACATTAAGTCGGTCGAGGATGGCCTGTCTTGGCCGATAGCGTTACGGGCGGCGTTTGAGGGCATGGTCACTGGCGCCTTCACGGGCAAGCGACTGTCAGACTACATCGGCAAAGGTCGCAGGGATTACGTTAATGCGCGCCGTATCATCAACGGCATTGATAAGGCGCAATTGATCGCCGGATACGCTGAGAGTTTTAGGACGGCTTTACTAAAGGCAACACAAGAGGCTCCCGCACCAGCGCCTGCACCTGTTCCGAATGAATTGGTAATTAGTGACGACCATTTCCGCGAGTGGCTCCTCAAAGCCTTACGCGAGGACGACGAAGTCAAAGAGGCAATCATTGCTTTAGTTTTCCCTGACGAACCTGTTGAACCTGATCCAAATGACGAGCCATATGAAGAGTATAACGATGAAAATCCAGAGGAAATAGCGTATAATGAGGAAGGCGACCAGTTGGATTTAAGATATGGCTGACGACATTACACAAGAACGACTTAAAGAGTTATTGAATTACAACCCTGACACGGGAGTGTTCACCCGCATAAAGGGTGTGAAAGGTTCTGCCGCAGGATCGGTGGTTGGCTGCAAAGATAAGCAGCGAGGGTATGTGAAAATGTGCCTAGATTACAAAAAGTATTATGCCCATAGGCTTGTGTGGCTTTACATGACGGGCGATTGGCCTGTTGAAGACATTGATCACATTAACAACGACAAAAGTGATAACAGATTCTCCAATTTACGATTGGCGTCACGCTCGCAAAACTTGGCGAATAAAGGCAAGCAAAAGAACAATACGACAGGTTTTAAGTGCGTATTTTTTACCAAGTCCACAGGACGCTATAGGGTAGTGGTAAACGATAAGCACATTGGATATTATGCAACGCCCGAAGAAGCACACGCTGCCAGCAAGGAAGCCGCCGAAAGGATTTATGGCGAATTTGCTCGGACGGGCTAATGGATAAGCCGCAGCCTCCCAGACGTGAGCCTAGATACACCCAAGAAACTATCTATCGGGACAGCGGGACGGTAACGACTGTCGCTAACCGTGTGTTTGACGCCTACAAGGTGAACCCAACATTAATCGCTATGGTCCTCTTGCTTCTAATCATTTTGGGCGGCTTGGGTTATTATGCGATGTATAACGACGCGAGAATCTACGCATACATAGCTGCACGAGATGCGCAGCGCGCTGATCTGTATGATCGCCTGATTGAGATGGCGTTGAAGTGCAAAGACAAGGGTCCAGCGCCTGATCTGTATCCTCAATTAGAATTCCCGCAAGTCATAACGAAGCCAGCACCAACACCCAATAAAAGGGATGGGAAATAGCTACTCCCTTGGTGGACACAAATAACTCAAATATTGTAAAAGGTTAGCCTATTCATGTGATCTGTGTCGCGTATCAACTACGTTAATTTATGACGACGGGCTATTCCTACGACGGCTCTGTTCCTGGAACGAGCAGCTTCATTGCCCAAATCGCTACAATGGCGGTTGTTGATCAAACGGATCCGAACTTCGTAACGATACTCCCGCAAGCAATTACTTATGCGGAGAATCGGATTTGTCGTGAGCTCGACTTTTTATTTTCATCCGTTGCCAACGCATCATTTAAGCTTACTGCCAACAGTCGTAACATAACAATTCCTTCGGACATTTTTGTTGTCCCAGAGCAAATCAACGTCATTACGCCGCAAAACGCTACGAGCATTGACAGCGGCACGCGCAATCCTTTGTTACCAGTAACGCGTGAGTTTATTGACGCGACATGCTCCAACCCAGCCAATGTTGGTGTGCCAAAGTATTTTGCTCCTGTAGGCAATAGCCAAGGCAATCTGACGTTTATTGTTGGCCCATTTCCAGACGCCGCCTATCCTTTAGAAATAATCGGCACAATTAGGCCTGACAGTATGTCGCAAACGAACCTAACGACGTTCATTAGTATTCACTTGCCTGACTTACTCTCTGCCGCAACTATGATTTACGTCAGTGGCTATCAGCGCAATTTTGGCGCGACGGCTGCGAACGATCCTCAGATGCCTGTGTCGTGGGAAACGATTTACATGACGGCAATGAAGGGCGCCGCCGGGGAAGAATTTAGAAAGAAATTCCAGGCATCGGCTTGGTCATCCAAAACGCCGTCGCCGCTTGCTTCTCCGACGCGAGGGTAACGTATGGCCCACGCAACGCTAAAGTTTCAGCCGGGCGTCAATAAGACACGCACAATGGCGCTGAACGAAGTGGCGCTGTCTGACTCTAATCTCGTTCGTTTCACGCCTGATCGTGAGGGGCTCGGCCTCGTTCAGAAACTTGGCGGCTGGCAAAAGTTTTTCGCCTCACAGATAAGCACATTGGCTCGCGCCTTGTGGGCGTGGGAAGACACGAACGCTGACAAGTGGCTTGGCGTTGGTGGTGAGACTGTCTCGCAGCAAACCATCTCCGGTGGCGGCAATGGCGCGGAGGCGATATTCCAGTATGTCGGTGACACGGTCTATCCTGTGTCATCACCGATTGTTGTCGATGGCTTCATCCCGCAAGGCTACAACGGCGTTTACGAGGTTCTGCAATCCAAGCCGGGTGAGGTTGCGTTTAGATGCGGTGAGTTTGGCCGGGTAACGCAATTCGGCAGGATATACACCGGCGACTCGCTTTACGTCCTGCAAGGCAACGACCAGATTATCATCACGCCGCGTTATCGCATCAGTCAGCCCGACTACGTTTACTGCACGACGATTGCCGGCTCACCGCATGTGAAGGTCACTGATCCTAACGCCAACCTGATCCCCGGCGACGTGGTGTTCATTGAGACGCAAATTAGCGTTGGCGGCATTGTGCTTTTCGGCAGCTACGTTGTCGACTCTTACACAGGCGATCAATTTTCGATCACGGCGAAGAACCTACTTGGTGCGCCAACTCCTGCGAAGACTGACGATACAGACGGCGGCGCTGTCCCGACGTTTAACTTCCAGCGCAATTCCTCAAGCGTCTTGGTGACGTTCCCGAAGCACGGCTACAGCGACGGCGACACGTTCACGATCCTCATTCCGGTGGATGTCGGCGGCATACGTCTCTACGGCAATTACATCGTCTCGATCACTGATCCGTCGAACAAGGATCAGTTTAACATTTCATCCAACAAGTCATTCACGCTGAGTGACGCGCCTCTTGTGGGCGTCCCTGTGTCTGCATCAAGTGACGGATTTAACGTCAGGCTGAAAATGCAGGCGGCTAATGGCTTGCAAGCAGGCGACAAGATACGCGTTGTTGGCTCGCTGCCTCAGAGAGACGGCGTCTACACAGTCTCATCCGCCGACGCCACGACGGTNACATTCTCATCCAATTTGGATTGGAATAGCATGTCGAGCCTCGGCNCNTTCTTCAAGNTTGATGGCGGCGACGGCACCACAGTGACGCTGTGCTATTTTGGCGATTACATCGTTAATGTTGGGGACACGCTGACGCTGGATGGCTTTTCGCCAAGTGGCTACAACGGCCAGTGGACTGTTGCGGGTGGTCGATCGAACAGGATTGTTCTCTCNTCGACGGCAACGGGCGACATTGCAACGCCGGGCAATTTCTTCACGTCACAAGCGATCCTCAACAACAATCGTCCCTACTACAAGTATTACACGCAGCCGCAGCATGTGAGCGTGACGACGGGCTATGGTGTTGGTGGTTACGGCGTCGGTGGCTACGGCGTTGGTGGTCCAAACACAACGTCTGACGGCTCCGTTCCTGTTGCGGCGAGTGATTGGACGCTGGACAATTGGGGTGAAGACCTTGTTGCGTGTCCAGTTGGCGGGCCGATTTACAAGTGGTCGCCAACATCAGGAACACTGAAGGCTGAGATTGTTGCGAATGCGCCGGCTGCAAATGACGGCTGCTTTGTCGCCATGCCACAACGTCAGATTATTACATGGGGCTCTACGTTCAACGGCATACAAGACCCGCTGCTTGTTCGCTGGTGTGACGTTAGCAATTACGATGTCTGGGCTGGAACAGTAACAAACCAAGCGGGCTCTTATCGCATAGCGAAGGGCTCAAAGATTGTTGGCGGTCTACAGGGGCCACAACAAGGATTGATTTGGACGGACCTCGGCCTGTGGGCGATGCAATACACCGGCCTGCCTTACGTCTACTCGTTTAACGAGATTGGTGTTGGCTGCGGATTGATTTCCAGAAAGGCGGCTGGCTCATTGAGCGGCGTCATCTACTGGATGGGCGCGTCTCAATTTTTCATGCTGGCGGGCGAGGGCGTCACGACGATCCCTTGTCCAATTTGGGACACGATATTCCAAGACTTGGATACGGACAATGTGTCCAAGATACGCTTTGCGGCGAACAGCAATTTCGGCGAAGTGCAGTGGTTTTACCCGTCAAAGAGTGGCGGCAAGGGCGAGGTTGACAGCTACGCCAAGTTTAACACGCAGCTAAACTGTTGGGACTACGGCAAGCTGGGACGAACGGCGTGGATTAATCAGTCAGTCTTTGGCCCGCCAATTGGCGCTGGCGCTGATAAATTCATCTACCAGCATGAGACATCACAAGACGCAGACGGGCAGGCGATTAACGCGTCCTTCCAAACTGGCTACGCTCAAATGGGCGAGGGCGAGTTTAAGATGTTTGTCGATCAGGTGTGGCCTGATTTCCGGTGGGGCTATTACGAAAACGCTCAAGACGCGCAGTTGCAATTGACGTTTTACGTCACTGATTACCCCGGCGACAAACCAAAGGCATACGGTCCTTATCCCATGAACAAGCGCGTCGAGTTTATCACGCCGCGATTTCGTGGGCGTCTTGTTTCGATCAAGGTTGAGAGCAACGACAAGGGCTCGTTCTGGCGTATCGGCGCCTGCCGTTATCGTTACTCACAAGATGGAAAGTTTTAGGCGCACAGGAGGCCGCTATCGCTACTTCAGATGACATGCTCACTGCGCAGAAGAACGGTGTTGTTGCCACCAACGGTCTTAATCAGACGTGGGGCGATTTAACGCGCAAGCAGCATGGCTCGAATACATCATCCTGTCTTGTGGCGCCCGGTGTTGTTTATACGGGCGCGGGCACATTGTGCAGTGTTTCAATTGTTGTCTCCGGCGATGAGATTGGCTTCATTCACGACGCGGCCTCCACCGACAAGTTGGATGACACAACGCGGTTGATGGCTCTTCCAAAGCAAGAGGGCGTCACGATTGTGAGNTTCGCTGTTACGTCAGGCATCACGGTTNTNCCCGGCAAGGGGCAGNCNGTGACNGTNACATATTCGGGGAATTAACATGGGCAACGCCGCAAAAGTTTGGGTTGGNCCCATACCGAGCAATGTCTGTGGAAGAACGGATCACTTGCCGATTAATGTCCCNGCGGGGGCGTATGTGCTTACGGCGGACATTGTTTCTGCATTAGGCGAGGGAAACACCATCGCGGGCTTTGATGCTTTGAACAGATATTTTGGGCGCCAAAAATACAAGGAGGGCGAACCACAAACCGAAGTCGTTGTTGCTGGCGGCGAATACGCATTGTCTCCAGAGACTATACAGAACCGAATAGGTGGCGGCGACTTGGATGAGGGACACAAGGTTCTTGATGATTTCATCATTAAGTATCGAGACAAGACAATCAAAACTCTGAAGGCGCTACCAGGCCCTCGGCGAGACTGAAAGAGGTGACGATGACGGAAGAATTTAAGGTTCGCATAGCAACGCCAGAAGACGTTCATCAGCTTATGGACATGGGCATTGCTGCGAACAATGAAATTGGAATTGCGAAAGCAAATCCAGAGAAGTTGCTTATGGACATTTGGCCTGCGTTGCATCGCGACGGTGGCATCATTGGTGTGATCGGCAAACCTGGCGAGAGAATTGAGGGCGGCATTGTCCTTAAAATTACTAACCTCTGGTATTCCGACGAGCAGTTTCTTGAGGAGAGAATTGTTTATGTGCGTCCAGAGTTTCGCAAGTTTGGCAGAACATTAGGCTTATACGGTGGCGTAAAATCACGTTTTGGTAAGCTTATAGAATTCGCGAAGCATGTTTCAGATGAAATGAAAATGCCTCTCACCGTTGGCATCTCAACGTCAATTGGCTTCAAGGGTAAGGCGCGCATGTATCAACACTATCTTGGCGATCAAGCTGGTGCATTTTTTTTATATGGTCGGCAGCATCACAAGGACGGCTTTGTTCCAACGCAGGACAAAGAGCCAGAATTAGCTGCGGCTGAGTAAGAGGATACGACTATGGGTATGGGAATGGGCGGTGGCGGTGGTGGCGGTCAAGGGCCATCAATGACGATGTTTAACGGCACGTCCACCGTGACGCCGCCGGAAGAAGTCTTGCAGATGTATCGCTCTATTAATCCTAGAGCGCAGGCTGCGGCTGACACGCCCTGGGAAAATTATTCCAACAACCCGAATGATTTCGTCGCGCCGTTTAACGATTACCAATACGCCGGCCTTGGTGGCATGGGCGCTAACTTGCAGACGGCAACGCCCTTTGTTCAGAACGCCGCGCAACAATACAATGGCGCTGATCAACTCTACGGCATGTCAGATGCTATGGCCGGCAGCGCGGCTGGACAGTCTGTTGCGAATTACGGTGCGCCTGATGCAATAACGGGCGGCTACTACAACAACGCAATGGATCAATACGGGAAGGCCGCGAATGCTCCTGGCGGCTTAGACGTGGGCAATCCATACTTGCAGGGTGGCGCCGGATTAATTGGTCAGGGCGGTCAGGGGACGACGCCTGTCGGCTACAATGAAATTCAGCAATATGAATCTCCTTATCAGTCGCAAGTCATCAATTCGACGATGGGCTTGCTCAATCAACAAAACGAGCAGGCAATGTCCGGCTCGCTCGGAAATGCAGTTAAGTCAGGCGCATTTGGTGGCGATCGCGCTGGCATTGCGGCGGCTAATCTTAACCAGCAACAAACGCTCGCCAATGCGAATGTTCTAGGCGGATTAGAGAACCAGAATTACGCGCAGGCATTAGGGGCTGCGCAACAAACGCGTGGCATGAACCAAGCGGATCTACAGCGTCAACTCGCGGCTGGTCAGGCTCTTGGCCAAATTGGTTCAGAGGCCGGTCAATTACGCAATCAAGACCTCGGTCGATCGCTTGCGGCTGGTCAGCAAATGGCTGGCCTCGGCACGCAGAAGTATCAAAACTACACGGCGCAACAGGCGCAAGAGCAGCAAGACCTTTCTCGTCAAATGCAGGCGGCGCAGCAATACGGGCAGAACGCAGCCGGCGTGTCGAATGTCGCGCAAGGCATGGGCAATCTCGGATTTGGATTGCAGTCAGGTATTGGCAACGCGTTAGAAAATTACTTTGGCGCAGGCACAGCATTGCAGCAAACGTCGCAAGCACAAAAAGACGCGATGTATAATCAGTGGCTGCAACAAAAAGCATACCCTTTCATGACCACACAATGGTTGGCGGATATGTATGGGTCGCTTGGTCCGTTGTATGGTTCGACGACGACATCAAGCGGCACATCAATGTCGATGCCGATGTCCGACCCACGCGTCAAAACGGGCGTCAATGGATTTAAGCGCGGCGGCGAGGCTGACAAGCCGGAGGTTATTGGACGCACATTCGACGGCCAGGACATTTATCGCTACAGCCTCGGCGGTTCAGCGCCTCAAATTGGCTTAATGGCTGATGAGGCCGCGCAGCGCGACCCAAGCACGGTTCATCACGACAGCCACGGCTTAATGCACCTTGATTACGCTCGCGCGACGGACGACGCGGCGAAGATTGGTCATCACGTCGGCGCAAACAGGCGCGACCACTTTGCTGGCGGCGGCTTGGCGGGCGCCTTGGCCGCTCAGTCGCAGATGTATGCAGCCAAGAAGCCTGGGCAAGTTGGTCCGGGCGGCAATAGTTTTGTTCCGCAGGGCAAGGGCGGCGGTCACGGCATGTTGACTGCGCCCCCGCCGAATGTTCCGAAGGCTGAATTAACGCAGCCAAAACCACAGCATGCCCCGCCAGACGTTGCGGGTGGCCTTGAGAAGATGAAGGGCCTCGCTGGTGGCAAGGGCGGTCTTGGCGGACTATTTGGCAGCAACGGTCTTGGGGGCGCCTTCAACACGGCGTCGAATGCCACTTCGGCTGCTACGCCTGCGGCTGCGACTGCGGAAACAGTTAGCGCAACGCCCGCATCGACTACGCCTGCGGAAGAATTTCCGAAGGCAACTCCTGCGAGCACTGACGCGGCGCCATTGCCGCCATCAAGACCGTCAGACCTATCAACTGCCTTGATAGATGCCGACGCCTCGAAAATGGCGAGCGACATTGATCAGAATGCCGCGGATGCTGTGGACACTGCCGACGCGAGTGACGGCCTCGGAGAAATTGCTGATGATGCTGTCGGATTAGCAAATAGAGGCGGTCGGATTAATCGCGCCGTTGGTGGCGTTATGCCGTTCAACAACAACAAGGGCGCCATACCGTTTTCACCAAATGGCGGCTCGATGCCGTTTGAGCAGGGCATGGCGAACAATGTTGTCCCGGCTGCGGTGATGAATGACCAGCATCACCCACAGATGCCAATCAGCCAGCCGCCAGACATGATGAAAATGGCGGGCCAAGGAGGCGGTGGCGGCAAGAAAGGCGGCGGCGAGGGCGGAAAGCAGGCCGAGCAATTAATGAAGCAGGGCATGGAGCAGATGAAGGGCATGGCCGAGAAGGGCCAGAAAGCCGCCGAGTCTGCGCCATCTAAAATCACTGAGCAGGCAACGAAGCCTGTTGAGGACGTCGCCGACAAAACACAACTCGCCAATAGCACTGAGCATGCCGCAAACAGCGCGGAGAACACGTCTCAGGAGGGCCTGGGCAATGTTGAACAGGCCGCCAATAGCGCGGAAAATGGAGCCAATGAGGGCCTCGGAAATATCGGCGGCGACATTGGCAATAAGGCCAGCGAGGCCGGCAGCGGCATGCAGGAGAGCGCCACTGAGGGCCTTGGCGACCTCGGCTCGTCTATGGGAGACGCTGGGGGTGGCCTGGGCGACGCCGCCGGTGACGCCGGGGCTGAGATGGCGGACGCCGCCGGTGACGGCCTCATGGGAGCCTCTGAGGACGCTGCGGCTGGCATGGGAGACATGGCTGCGGAGGCTGGGGCTGACGCGGCTGCGGCTGGCGCGGAGGCTGCGGCTGGTGGCGGCGCGGAGGGCCTTCTCGGTCTTCTGCCATTACTGCTCTTGAAGCGTGGCGGTCGCGTTCCGAGGAAGACATTCAGTGCCGGTGGTCCAGACAGTGACGTCAGTGCGTCTGACGATAATGGACCGGATGGCGGATTGGCGCCACCGCCAGAAGCACCGACACCGAACAAGCCTATTGAGCTTGTCAAAGTTGAAGAGCCTCGGCGTCAGGAGCAGCAACAACCTGTGCAGGTTGCCGAAGCTTCAACGACGAAAAATGATGCAACGCCTGCGGATGACGGCTTCAATCGTCATGTCGGCACGGTGTTAAAGGTGGAAGGCGGCTACACGCCAGATGACGCCGGACACGGTCCATCCAACCGTGGCATTAACGCCGCAGCGCATCCGGGCATGGACATTAAGAATATCTCTGAAGGTCAGGCGCGAGATATTTATCGCAAAGAATATTGGGATGGCGCCGGCATTGGTAAGTTGCCAGCGAACATGCAGGGCCTTGCGTTTGACGCGTCCGTTAATCAGGGACCGGGCAGGGCAATGAAGTGGGCGCAACAAGCTGGCGACGACCCATACAAGCTCTACAAGCTACGTCAGGATCATTATCAAAGTTTGCTTGATCAAAATCCCGGCAAGTATTCGCGTTATGCAAATTCCTGGAATGGCCGTCTAAACGCACAAGCGCAACTCGCTGGCATTAAGGACATCAGCAATCTGCAAGTAAACGGGCATCCTGCGCGCAACACAGGTGGTGGGCCGGAATATCTTGATCGCTCAATGATGGCGTCTACGGACGGTCACGAGCAACAAATCGGACCCGGAGCAGAAGAGGGCGGTCTCGGCGCGATGGACGTCATTCTGCCGATTGCTGCGGCTGGCTTACAGTATGCCGCAAACAGAAAATATTATGGATCCGGCCCCGCGGCTGCGGCTGCTATTTCGAGCGGCCTTGGCTTGGCGGGCAGTATGCGCACGGCTGGCTTGGAGGAAGAGAAAATACGCCATCAGATGCAAGTCGAGGATGAGCGTCTCCGTATTCAGCAAGAGGACGCTGTTAGAGCGGGTCAGAAGTGGGAAGCTGAGCAGGCTGCAACACAGCGAGAAATTTTGAAGCGTAAGGCGCAGGAAGAGGCGATCAAGACGATGCGTCAAGGCGCACAGCCTAGTCGCCCAGATGAGGGTTATGGACCGCCTCCAGAACCAAATGCGCAGCCACCAGCGAACACACCTCCACAGGTTACGCCGCCGGCGCCGGTTAATCCCGCGCCAAAGGTTCCAGCGCCTGTAGAGACGCCTCCACCGCCACCGCAAGCGACGCCGAAGACGCAAATTGTTCCCGTTCCAGAAACGCCTGTGAATAACGAGCAGCAAAGCGATGGCCTCGCCGGCAATCGCCAGGTTCAGCCACAACCCGCAGTCGTTAAGCCGAGCAACACATCAACGAATGCTGATCGTGTTGTTGAGAACGAAATTGAGCCGTCAAAACCCAAAGTGCAGGAAGTTCAGCCNGCGCCGACCTTCAACACTGCGAAGGACAAGGGCTCATTCTTCCGCACATTGCAGGACGAGGACAACCCTTACTATTGGGACGCTCAAATACAGAACGAGAAAAAACAGGCCGACGCGGCTCTCTCTACAAACTCGCCGGAAATGATGGCCGAGTATGAGAAGCACATGCTGGCCGCTCGTGAGGCGCAAGCTAAGAAGATCGAAGCCGCAAATCGCGAAGTCATCACTGACCGTTACGGTAACAAATGGCGCAATCCTGGATTGGCTGAACAAAAGGCCGAGGCGGGAGCTCTCGTTAAGAAAACTGAAGAGGAAGCATCACAGTCTGTAAGAGATCAGCATGAGCTTGTTGATTGGGAGCCAACGGGTGGCGGCGCCACGCGTCAAGTAACAAAGGCCGAAGCCATCCGTCTATCCAAAGAGGGCAAGGGCCGCATGGTTGACGAGAACGGCGACGAAATCCCCGTCAGCGGTTACGTCAAAAAGCAGCCTGAGATATTCGCCAAGAAGCAGGAGGCTATCCAGAAGCGTTATGATGAAATGACGCAATCCTATCTGGAGCGTCCAAAGTCTCTCAATAACTTCAAGCAAATGGCGCATCTCTTGGAGAACATTGAGACAGGCAAGTGGTCTGGAACATTGCAAGAGGCTGCGGCAAGGGCCAAGGCGCTTGGGTTTGATATTCCCGACAGCGCAACTGTTAATCCTGCGGCGTTCCAGGAATACGGCAAGTTCTCCATGGCCAACGTGATGAATGTTGCCAAGGACACGTCAAACAAAGTGCTTGCGATTGAGCTCAATCAGATTGAGCGCGCCAATCCAAATATCGAGATGCAGCCGGAAGCAAATCGCCTCATCCTCGGACAGAATATCGGCATCGCAAATTGGCAGAACAAATTCTACGAGGATTATTCCGAGTGGTATAGCAAGCATTCAACTGCAACGGATGACTCAAACTTCTCCAAGAAGTGGGTGAATGAAAACCCGCTCCAAGATTACATTGATGACGCGACGAAGAATGTCTTCGCGGTTGGGTCTAAAAATCCTCCATTAGAGAAGGGAAAAACCGGCGTTGATGTGCCGTCTGAAAGGCGCGTTGTTGGCAGAGAATATCCAATGCCAGATGGAAGAAATGCTGTCTGGACTGAGACAAAGAGTGGTAAAAAGGGCTGGGTCGTAAAGCAGAAGGATCAACCTAGTGACTGATGAGCTCCTTTCTGACGACGCATTCTCCGCACCACAAGGTAAGGAAAGCAACTCAGAGCCAGAGTTGTTGAGTGACGAACACTTTGCTGCGCCGACTGAAGGCAAGACTGAAACCAAGTCTGAAGGCAAGGGAATACTGTCAAACAACAATGACGGCTGGGTAAGTGGCGCCGCAAAGGGAACAGCAACCGGCGCCATCAAGGGTGGCATTGCTGGAACTGTCGGCGTGCCGGCGATGATCCGCGACATGAATAACGCTGTGCTCGACTTTGGTTACGACAAGGCAAGCAAATACATTCTTGGTCACGACGAAGAGCAGCGCAAAAGGGAACAGGAAAACAGAGACCGATTAAGAAAAGATATTGGCGTCCAATCACTCCTGCCTAACACTGAGCAAATCTATAAGAGCACAGTTGAGCCAGTTGCTGGTGAGTATAAGCCTGAGAGCGGCGCTGGTCGCGCAGCCATGGGCGCCGTTGAGGCCGTCACCATGGGCGGCAATCCAGTAAAGAGCATTCCCAAGCTAGTTGATACGGCACGACGGGAAGGCCCCGGCGCCGCTAAAGCAATTGGCGAGTATTTGGGTTCTAATAGTGTGAAGCAGGTGGCCAAGGACAGTCTCGGCGCAGCGGGTCGAACACTAAAAGATAACGGCATTAATGCGTTGTCTGGTGCGGGATCGACTGCGACGTATGATTTAACGGGAAATCCTTACCTTGCATTTGCCGCCGGCATTGCTCCGGGTGGAGCCGCGCGTCTTGCGAGCATGGCGGGCAAGGGCATTCCACCGATATCAAAGACGGATCGAGAGCGTCAGGCTGTCAGAGACCTTGATAAATTCTCATCTGATCCGCAGGCATTGAGGGAAAAGATTTGGCCGAAGGAAGGCCCGACGCAGGATGAAATCATCCCCGGTGCGCCACTGACAATGGGCCAGAGATACGGCGACCGTGGTCTGCTTGAATTAGAGCGCGCCATGGAGGCCAGCGAGGGCGCCAAGACGGCCAGTGGTGAGAGCGTCAAGCACTTCAATGAGCTCGCCGGGCAGCGCAATGAGGCGCACAGAAATGCCGTCGCTGGATTGCGCACAGAGGGCGCCGACGCACTGGACGTTCCGCGTCACGTTGATAGCCACTACGACCGCATAATGAATGAGGCCGAGCAGGAGCATCAGCGCCTACTGCAAAAGTCTGAGGAATTGTCCTCACGCCTCGGCGAGGGCCGTGACGCCAGTGCGATCGGTGAGGATTTGAGATCATCACTTGAAGCTGCAAAGAAGGCAGAGAGTGAAAAGCTGGACAGACTTTACAAGACCGTTGACCCTGACAAGAGCCTTCATCTTTCAACGAACCCGGTGCAGGAAGCTTCGACCAGTATTCTGACAAACAAGAGCGAGTATTCGACGGCCCTGTCTCCCATTGAGAAGGAGATTTACGAACAGGCCGCGAGTATGCCGAATGTTCTAAAACTGGACGATATAAGAAACTTCGACTCAAAATTGTCTGAGGCGATGTCTGATGCGCGCCTATCGGGGCGTCGGCAGGAGCTCGCCAGGCTTACCCAATTGAAGATATCAATTAAGGACGCTATTAATAACGCTGTCCAGCATCAGAGCGCCTGGGAACAGCAAGCGGTTAAACGTGGCGTCTTAAAGCCAGAGGATACACTTGAGCACAGACTCAAAGTTTACGGAGCCGAAACCGAACGCGCTGTGGGGGAGGACGCCTCTGCAAGTGCTCGAAAAAGTGTTGTCGGAGCAGAAGAGCCCACAGGAGAGGGCAATGTTCCTCCAGAGATGCGAGCAGGGAGCGAGGGAAGCCGGCGACCTAATGGCTCTGAGGGCGATCAAAGATTACAAGGCGAAGGCTCTAGCGCAGGAAGGGTCGAATTCGATCCTAAGTCCGAAGGAGTAGGCTCAAAAGCCTCTCAGGAACAATCACAGCCGAATAAGACCGAAAGCGGTGCGGCGCGCCCCAACATGACGAAGGAGGCGGCTGAGAGGCTTGCCGTTGCGAATAAGGCGAATGAGAAATTCCAGACGACCTACAATGAGGGTCCAGTTGGCGCCGCATTAGAGACCAACGGCTTCGCCAAGCAATACAATACTGGTCACTCTTCTGTTCCTGCCAAGGCAGTAGTTGCGGGTGACAAGGGTTACGAGACAGCCAAAACGTTTTTGAACGCCGCCAAGCAGGATCCACAGGCCGTCACGGCGATGCAGGATCAGGTGCTCAATCGATTACGGGCGACTGTAGGCATCAATGGAAGAATAGATCCCAACAAGCTTGCAAAGTGGAAGCAGAATTTCTCTGGAACGCTTCGTGCGATCGACGAGCATGTCCCAGGCTTTTCATCCACGTTTGATGATGCTGCAAAAGCTGAGACGGCGTTCAGAGACTTCGCAGTCAAGACCAAGCAGACGCAGGCTGAGTTAAAGAAAAACCCGCTCAATCGTTTCTTTGGCCTCAAAACTGGCACTGACGTTGAGAATGCCGTCGGCAGCATGATGACATCGGGCAAGGTCGGCGACGCGAAGACTGTCATTGAGCACTTCAAGAAAAACGCTCCTGAGAGTTTGGACGCGCTGCGCACGTCATTCATTGATTGGCTGACGCGCAAGAAGAGCAACACAGGCGTGGGCGCCAACACTGACACGCACATACTGAGTTACGACAAACTAAACACAATGCTAAGAGACAACCATGAGGCCCTTTCGGCCTTGTTCACGCCACAGCAAATGGAAGTCTTGCGCAATGTTCGCAAGTCTATGCAGTATGCGGATCGCTCCAACTGGACACGCATTGCGGGTAGCCCTGGGACGGCGAAGGATAAGGCTGCGATTGATGCGTTCCTAAAGAAGAGCGGCGATCAGTTAGACAAGCCTCTGCACTGGATACTTATCGATCATGCAATGGGTGGCGGCATGTCACTCGCAAGTCTTTTTGGTGCAGCTAAAGTCCACACGCACTTGAATGCGTGGAGCGCCGGAAAGTCAGAACAGATACTGAGACGAATGCTGACGGATCCATCCTTTGCGCGTCAGATGATGATGAAGCATCCGAACGTGGCGCCAAAGGACATGCCAACTCTTATTGATAAGTTGCTTGTCAATGCCGGCATGACGGAGACCGAGCGCCAAGACAGACCAAAGCGAGCAGCCGGCGGAAGAATGTCACGCAAGGCCATGACTGCGGATCAATTAATTCGCGGTCTTGAGATGGCGCGCAATCAGCAAAAGAAAAACACAGAGACGATCCTAGACAAGCCGGACGAGGCTGTTGTCCGCGCTTTATCTATCGCTAACGAGCAAATCTGAGGATTAGACATGGCCACGCCGAATATTAATCTCACCCTGCCACCATACAATTCTCAGAATTGGAACACGCCGACTAACAACAATTTCACGATCCTTGATCAGGTTCTCGGCGGCAATCTATCCGTCCCTATCACCGGCGACTACGCTTTGTCGCAAGAGCAATTGCAAAACCGCTCACTTGTGTTCAGCGGCACGATCGGCACCAACAACGCATACATCGTGTTCCCTAATGGAATTGGTGGTTCGTGGATTGTTTCAAACAACCTGTCAGGCTCGACGGGCACGATTTCACTGCGCACTGCCGGCTACAAGCAGGCTCCTGTGATCGTCCCTCCACAAGGCTCCACGATCGTCTACTCTGATGGCAAAGACATCTACAGCGCAGTCTCCGGCTCAGAGGGCGCGTATCTGCCTCTCGTCGGCGGCACGATTAGCGGCCCATTGTCTGTGCAGGGGAAGTTTTCCGCTAGCACAAGCGAGTTTACGGGCACGGCTATATTTCAGTCTGCGTCGTTTGATAATATTTCAGTCACCTCTGGGATCGAGTTGTCGTCATCGACAGTCGGGTTGAAGAAGTTGTCTCTGGCCGGCGCGTCTTTTGTCGGCTCTGAGGTTTTAGCAGCCAAAGGATCGAGCGTTCTTGATGGCGACGTGAACATGCCGTCGGGGAGCCTGACTGTTGCCTTTGGTGGCCTGACCGTCAAAAACTCAACTGCCGTCAACTCTCTCAACGGCGGCACGACTGTGCCAAACGGCGCGGCGCTGACGATTAAATCCGGTGCAACATTCACGGTTGAGGACGGTGCGCGTCTCGCTCTATCCGGCGTGTTCTCGCCGACATCTGTGAACACCGGCGACGTTAAGTCTAGCACCGGCGTAACGGTCACAGGCTCTGGCGGCGTGGACGCTGGCAGTGGTGGGTTCAAGACGGCTGGTGGCGTCAACGCGACGGGTGACTCAACATTTGGCGGCAAAATCACGGCCAATGGATTTGTCACTTGCAACGCCGGTCTTGCCACAGCCGGATATACGGCGTTCTACGGTCCGACAACTGTGTTCTCAAATGGCGGCGCGGCTGTCTACTTTGCTCCAAACAGCGGCACAAACTATCAGTCGGCAGTGGCTGACGTGGGCGCTACCGTTGGCCTATTCGATAACACGTTCACCAAGTTTGCCGTCCTCAACAAAAGCACCGGCAAGTTTACAGCATCCGGCGGCGTCGGCATCAGCGTGAATAGTCCGGTGACGGAATCTATTGCGCGGGCCTATCCGCAAGCTGTTTCCCAGCCATCCGGTTACGCCTCTCCAGTGCTGGATATCGAGGTCGTTCTGGCTGCGATGATTGATGAGATTGTAGCGTTAAGGGGGCGCTAAATGCGCGTCGGCAAAACGTCGGCAGAATTTACGAGGAGGCAAAAAATCTTGCTAAGCATTTGATTTTCCTGGTCGGAGTGAGAGGATTCGAACCTCCGACCCCCTCGTCCCGAACGAATGATTTTATTTTATTGCCGTTGTTTTTATTGAAATATTATTTCGTCTTGTTGCGTCTCAATCACTGTTTGTTCACGGCGTTCACGTCGGCAAAACGTCGGCGCGTCAGTGCTTCGGCGGCGCGTGTCATTGCCTTAGTCCCGATGTGACCATACGTCTGTTCTACCATAGCCTCGGTCATAC